AGTAAGAGGTTTATATGGCGGTAAAGAAAATCAAGGTCAAGTTGCCGAAGAAATCAACGGCGAAGAAGACTTATGTTGCTAACGATATGAAGAACTATTTGCACACCTACATACACTTGATCTCACCAAGGTTATTGAAACAGAAGATGATACGGCTCTAGCAGAAAATCTTGCATGTACGGCCGGTGGTTGTACAATTTAATATCACAACAAAAAGACTAAACATATTAATATTTTGAGGATATATGAACAAACTCACAATTGGTTTTTGTAAGCTAGATAGTCGAGCAACAATTCCAAGTAAAGCACATAAAGATGATTTGGGATTTGATTTACACACATTGGAATCGGTGACATTGGAACCCGGCGTGGTTACCAAGGTACGGACGGGCATTGCGGTGCAGTTTCCAGAGAATGTCGGTGGGATTATCAAGGATCGTTCTAGTGTGGCTACGAAGAAAGAAGTGTTTACCGTTGCCGGCGTGATTGATCCAGGCTATCGGGCCGAGATTATTGTGGCGTTCTTCAACCCAAATGATACAAAAATTCATTTCTTGCCAGGTGATAAGATTGCACAAATGGTTCTTCAAGAGTGTATTATTGTAGAACCTATTGAAATTTTTGAATTTTCTGGTAAAACTGATAGAAATTTAGATGGGTTTGGTTCAACTGGCAGATAGATATCTGTGTGGTGTAGTTGATGCCAATAATACTGGATGAATTATGATTCTTACCGATGTGGTAAATCTGTCTGCCGGATCACATAAGATTGTAGAATCTACATGTGACTTAAACTTATCTGACAAATGTAAGTTGTATATGAAAAATTCATATAGAGACACGTTGAAGTATATGTCAAATAATGGTGGTTTAAATGTGTGTTTGTATTGTTCACGTAGTTTAAAGTTTTCGGGTAGAAACAACCCTAATAAAAAATATAATTTTGATGATTCCATGTTCACGACGATAGACACGCCAATAAAAGCATATTGTTTGGGATGGTTTGCCTCGGATGGACACATAAATAAAAAATCAGCAACCATCAGTATAAAACGTCGTGACTCATCTATATTACAACAAATTCGTAAAGAATTGTCATCAAATTTACCACCTATTAAAATAAAAGATGGTATGGCATCGTGGTCGATCAGTTCAAACAAAATCAGTACAGATATATGCAATCATTTATGTATCACGTTTGGTAAAAAGAGTAAATTGGTAAGTGTAACTACATTATCCGATGAATTGATGTGGCATTTTATTCGTGGATATTTCGATGGCGATGGACATATAAGAAAACAAAAAAATTACAAATATCCATCGGATGTAGGAATAGAAATAGCATCCCAATCTGATATACTACGAACTAAAATTTGCGAGTTTTTAAATAGGCATCATATAAAAACTTGGAATTATGCACGTGGTTCAATTTCTATATCCGGGCGTCATGCTACGAAGTTCTTAAACTTGATGTATAGTAAAGATGGACCTCGCCTAAAAAGAAAGTATAATGAATATTTAAAGTGGCTGAACGGTCCAGACATACAATCTCATAAAACCAACATATGACATTAACTGATTGGATTAACGAACAAAACTTCCAATTCAAACGAAACAACATCCGTCCGTGGGGCACCTATGATCTTTTGGTGTCTGCGGACGGTGGTGTTTCCTGGGTCGGAATGCCTAGAGCATTTGGAAGTAGAATAGACGAAATTGTTGCATTTGAAATGGTCTTGACAGAAAATAAAACAGACGATAGATTTAAGTCTGAGCTAATCCATTGGATCGGTCAAGACCGTGCAACTGAATTGTTAAAAATTATTGAGATCAATTGTAACAAAAGTGTAACACTCTCAGAGTGACTTGATTTTTAGAGATTATCGAGGAGTTATACTGATGAAGCCGAAAAACTTTGAATACGATGTATCTATACCGGCTATGGCATCGGTAAATGGTGGTTTGTCGGTCGAACTGCTTAGTAAATTTTTTAATGATGGTCGTATAGTCGGTCGATATGCAGAGTTTATTATTGAATCTCTTGGAATAGGTAAGCGGGCCGGAAATGAAAATTGTTCTTACGATAATGTCTCGCCCGACGGCCTTAAGATTGAAGTTCGATCAATGTATGATCGCGTTTCATTTGCACCATCAAATGAAGTAGGTAAGGGAAGGAAGTACACCGATGATGGGTGGGAAAAAAAAATTACAAAATGTTGATCTGTGGTGTTTGGTAGACTATACAAATTATAATGTATGGAAATTTGTATTTCTTACTACGGATGAAGTGATTTCTTTAAAACAGCATGGGATAATTACTAAAAATAATAAAACCGCTTCAAGAAAGAAACTCTACAAATATCTAAATTTAATTTAGTCATATGTCATTTTTCGATTACAGAGACTTATACAATTATCCCATATTCTTTGAGGAATGTGTTTCCTCTGCGCAAAACAGATTATTTGCCAAAACCATAAATACACATCACAGTTATGTAAAGTTTAAGTGTGTTCCGCAACGCAGAATTAATTGGCTCATTTATAAAAGTGATGGTGGTGATTTGTTGGGCGCGGTGGGACTTAGTAGTTGTGTATTGGCCGTTGGTGACCGTGACCGATATATAGGATGGGATAGGGCGACGCGATTGCTTCATAGCAACAATGTTGCTAACAACTATCGGTTTTGTTTAATACCTAACAGTGGTGTAAAAAATCTTGGAACTATGAGTTTAAGATTATTGCGTGAACATGGCGCTCGTCGTTGGCAAGAAAAGTATGGTGATGAACTCGTATTACTAGAAACTTATGTTCAACCCGAGATCGACGGTTCAGATAATAAGAGAAATGGGGCCGTGTATTTGGCTGATAACTGGACTTTTGTGGGACGAACCTCGGGAAACAGCGTAAAAAAAGCACCGGTGTTGTTATGGCAAAAGGAAACCAGCGCTAGAGGCGAATTGGCCAGAACTGATCCAAAAGCTGCGATTGCCAAATATGCAGTTGGTCGAGAACATTATGTCGTCACCGATAGCACACAGAAGTTGATTTTCGTGAAACCACTCACAAAAGATTGGAAAAGCAAGTTAAACAAATTCTAAATCCATCGAAAACTCCGTCTGTAGACTATTTATCTAGTAATAATGACTTACATACGGATGTATAATTTATGAATTCTGATATGTTACAACTTGCCAAACAGACCAAATATACTGGGTTTGTTTCCATCGGCGATCTATTTGGATATTGGAAGATACTTGACAACAGACCATACATCACAAAGAATAAACGACAAGGTAGTATATATTTTTTATGTCAGTGTAAGCAATGCTATAAAGTAGATAAATTTGTAAATGTCCACCAGTTAAAAAAATACAAATTGAATGACGCTGGTGGGTGTATTTCCTGTTCACGAAAACGAAATACACCAACTGGAAATAAAAATGTGTTGTGGAAAGGTTATGAAGAAATTCCAATGTCATATATTCACAACATCAGAAACTCAGCAATACGACGGGGTTTAACCTGGCAAGTTACAGAGGAATATATCTGGAATTTGTTTGTTGAACAGAACAGACGATGTAAGATTTCGGGCGTTGATCTTAAATTTTCTTCTACTATAAACGCAAGAGATGGCACTGCTTCATTAGATCGAATTGATAGACATTGTGGATATGTGGAAGGTAACTTACAATGGCTTCATAAAAAAGTAAATGAGATGAAGTGGGATATGTCCGATGAAGAATTCATTAGTTGGTGTAACATTATATCACAATACAATAATACACATGTTTAAGAATATTTTTGTAACTAACAGAACACAAGATCAAGATGCTATTGTATATGTGTGGGGCGACGGACAACATAATGACCTCGGATTGAGAACTTACAAATGGTCTGACTTCGATTACGCTTATAAGTTGGATCGTGCCGGTGACAAAGTAACAATTTTTGGTGATCGTGTATCAAAAACATTTCGTTGGAAAGAAGGTCAGCCCGGTATCTTTGAGAGCGATGTCCCGCGTGAAACTCGCGTATTGACAGATTTATACCAAGACAGCGATGAGGTAGCAAAAAATCATCGTGTATTATTTTTTGACATTGAGGTAGAAAAGGTCAACGGTGAGTTTGCAAATATTGAACGTGCCGATGGCGTAATTAATGCTATCGGCTGCTACGCACAGGCCAAGGATGAATATGTAGTATTTTTGCTGGATCGTGATTCTCGTATGGATAACCGGCGACAAGTCAAAAACGAAACCGTTGTGACCTTTGCTTCCGAGGCGGAATTGCTCGAAGCATTTATGGCTTATTATAGTGACTACGCGCCAACTATTCTCACGGGATGGAACATTTCGCAGTTCGATATTCCATATTTGTATCGTCGTCTGTCAGTAATTTTTGATGACGACACCGCAAATATGTTGAGTCCTATTGGTATGATAAAGTATAGCAAGCTTCGTCGTCAGTATCAGTTGGCGGGCGTGAGCTGTCTCGACTACTTGGAAATGTATCAGAAGTTTACGTTTGCTCGTCGTCCAAGTTATCGACTTGATGCTATTGGTATGTATGAAGTTGGTATGGGTAAGATTGAATATGAAGGAACACTTGATGATCTATACGCAAGTGATCTTGAAAAATTCATTGAATACAACTTGCAAGACGTGCGTATCGTAGTGGCGCTCGACCGAAAGATGAAACTCATTGATTTGGTCAAGAACATTAGTCACGTTGGTCATACGCAATACGAAGACTACAAGTATAGTTCCAAGTATATCGAAGGGACCATTCTGGTATACCTACATCGTAAGAATATCGTAGTGCCAAACAAGCGTCCCGAGGGTCGTGAAGAATTTGACCAGAAGCTCGAGGATGATGATGAAGGTTTCGCCGGCGCGTTCGTAAAGCCGCCGATGCCGGGTCTGTATGATTGGGTATATAATCTCGACTTGCAGAGTCTATATCCGAGCATTATTATGAGTTTGAATATTTCTATGGAAACCAAGGCGGGTCGAGTCACAAACTACTCACCTGAACTTCATATAAAAGGTAAAATTTCAAAGTATAAAATTGAGATGGGGGATGTAAAGGTTGAACTTGATAGAGAACAGTTTATGTCTTTCATGCTAGAGTCCAAATACACCATTTCTAGTAATGGTATACTCTACAGAACCGATAAAAAGGGTATTATCCCGGAAGTTTTAGAAGTTTGGTTTGCGGAAAGGGTGCGATTTAAAAAACTCATGAAGGAAAGTTCATTAAATGGAGACAAGGAACTAATGGAATTTTATGATAAAAGACAACATGTACAAAAAATCTTGTTGAATTCTATCTATGGAATTTTGGGATTGCCCACAACTAGATTTTATGACTTGGACAATGCTCTTGCCGTAACATCCACCGGCCAGACCATAATTAAAGCAACCGGACTATTTATCAATGGTGAGTATAACAAGTCCAAATAGTCCTTATACGGAGTCACAAATGTACATAAAAATTTGCCCATCATGTGGAGTTGAAGTAGTAATAAAAAGTAAATACTACTACATAAAAAATAAAGATAAAATTTGTAAATCGTGTTCCGGCAAAAAACATCGTGGAAAAACAGTAAGTGAATCTACGCGACAGAGGATGAGAGACAATCACAAAAACTTTTGTGGCGAAAATAATCCATTCTATGGCAAGTCACATACAGAAGAGACTAAAGAAAAATTAAGGCGGGCAAACATAAACAGAGATAGATTTACCGAGAATTATAAGAAATCTTTAAAAGATAAAATGAAGGGGCCTAATAATCCATTTTATGGCAAGTCACATACAGAAGAGACTAAAGAAAAATTGAGGTGGCCTAAAACAGAAGAACACAAGAAAAAATTAAAGATATCTATGAAAGGTAAACCGTCTAACAGAAAGGGAAAACCTCATACAGAAGAATCTAAGAGAAAAATGAGAATTTCTGCGATAAAACGACTCGAATCTACATACGGATCTGGGTTTCTACCATCCTATAATAAAAAAGAAAGTGAATATTTTTTAAATTTGCAATCAAAAATGGGATGGGATGGTATTTTTATAGGTAATAATAATAGACAATACTACATAGATTCATTGGGATATTTTGTTGACTATTATGAGCCCACCCTCAATATTGTTGTTGAATATGATGAGACATCACACTATGATAAAAATTGGAATCTTAAAGAACGTGATGTAATTAGAATGAATGAAATTAAACAATTATTAAACTGTAGATTTTTTAGGTACAATGAGGTGCTGGATGAACTCAGAGAATATTGATTATGTAGTATATCAAGATACCGATAGTTGTTATGTAGTATGTAAAGATTTGGTTAATGGCGTCGAGGATAAAAAATCCGCCACTATATCCCTTGCACGAGAAATGGAGTCAAAGCTAAACACCTTCTACGATACAATGGCACGTAAATTGTTCTTCTGTAATGAAAATCACCGATTTGTAATCAAGGGTGAAGCTGTGTGTGAAACCGCGTTTTGGGTAGCCAAAAAGCGATACGCAATGAAGAAAGTATATGACCTTGAAAGTGGTATTGACTTAGAAAAGGCGAAACTGGTCGTAAAAGGATTGGATACGGTTCGGTCAAGTTTTCCGCCGGCTTTTCAGAAGATCATGTCAGAGTGCTTGGACGCCATTCTAAACAAGAAGGATAAGGTCACACTCGATGATATGATTTTGAGCTTCCGTTCTGTATTGAATACCATGCCGTTTGAGGCGGTGGCACGTAATACCGGAGTCAAGAACATCAGTGAATTCGATAACAAGAAGG